CCAAGCGCCGGAGAGATCGTCAGCGTCGGGAGGGCAGTCGCCGAACCGGCCGTGGAGGCGATCGGATTGCCGTGATCGATGCAAAGCAGTGCGGTAATCGTACCCGCGCCGGTCAGAGTAGCGATGGCGGCGGCGTTGTAGCCGACAGTCGTTCCGTTGAGACCTTCACGCGGGTCGTTGAAAAAAGTGATGACCGGGACGGAGGCGTAACCAGCGCCCTGATCGATGATCGTGACGGAAGTCACGACGCCTGTGGTCAGGGTGCAGTAACCGGTGGCCTGAACGCCGCCAGCCGGCGGGGCGGCAATCGCGACAATCGGCGGGTAGGTGTAATTGACACCGCCGTTGGTCACGGTAACGGTCTGATTGACCGCTCCGCCGATAACCGCGCGCCAGAGCGAGCCGCCGGCCGAGGCCGTGACGGCCGGAGCCGTCAGATAACCGGAGCCGACATTGGTGATCGCCGCGCCGACGACGCAGCCGTTCTGATTGGCGAGGCGATAGTTGACGCCATCGGAGTAGATGTACTCCATGCCGCCCGCGATGACGCCGCCGCCGATGTTGCGCCAGATCATGGTAATCGGATCATATTGCTGAATGGTCGAATAGAGACCGCAGCGAATCCCATACCACCCGGCAGGTGAAATGATCTCGACCTGTCCCGCCTTCAGCGCGACAACATTGGAAACCACGCCCTTAAGGGAGGGAGTGAGGCCGGAGCCAGAGAAAAGACCCATTTTAGTTCACTCCAATTAAGGGACGTTCGGCATCATGCCGTATTACATTTGTATTACAGCACGCTAGGGTATGAGCCAGGAACATTTGGCCAGGCCGCACCAGTAATTCCCGTGATCTGGGCTCCCGAAGAGGGCTTGGCGCAAACGAGATCGGCGCACGAGATCAAAACGCCGATGTCGGAGATCTGGCCGACTGCGATCTGGCTTTCGAAGCCCGAGAAGGTCATCGGGGCGTATTCGCTCATATACAGGCCGGTGTAGCGGCTGTTGACGACGAACATGCTGCCGAGGGGGCAGAAGGGATCGGGGAAGATCGGCGTATCGAGAACCCGGATCGCCCGGAAGCCCGCATTGACCACATCGTCCTTGTTGTAAATCGACTTCGGCGTGGTGGTGAACATTTCGAGCGACATGAAGTCGGTCATCAGTTCAGCCCAGTTGGCCGGATTCATCACGGCGTAGTCAGGGGCTTCGCCGCCGGCTCCAGATTGGATGCGAGTCAGCAACTGCGCCATACCGACGCGCGTCGTGGCCGCGGCTCCGGTGTTGGTGATGAGCTGGCCGGACCAGAACGACCCCGGGACGCGAGCGATGCCGCCGTAGTTCGGGACATTGGTGCCGTCGTCATAGGCCTGGGAGAGCGAATCCCAGATCTGGGTGTTGGCGTAGTTGTTCGAATAGAGCGCCTGGGCGTAGGCCTGCTTGATGACCACCGCCGCGTCCGACATCACGGCCCGGAGCTTCGGAATCACGACCTCCGAGGACTGAATCAGGGCCTCCATGCCGAAGAAGCCAATCGGAACCATGCCGAGCTTGAGAGAGAATTGGGCATCCTGGATGGCGGCCTGGTCGGTCGGCATCGGGAAGTCGCCGGCGAAGGAGCCCCAATTGAAGCTGACGAAGCTGGAGCCCTGGACCGGAATGGTGATCTGGGAAACGCCGCCTCGTGCTGCCTTGGCGTTGGCCATAAATAGGCTAAGTAACGGGTGGGATTGGTAAATTTGAACGAACAAACTTGGTAAAAACGCGCGCCGCGTTATAGCTGCAAGTTGACTTCCCAAAGCGCCTGATGGGGTGATTCCGCTACCAGTAAGCGTTGCGACGGGGGATGTCGGGTATGCCATTTTATTTTCCTCACATACCGAACGATATCATCGCGTCTACAGCAGTAGGTGCGATGAGCGTTTCGTGGGTTTCACCGACATTCACTGTCATTGACCGAATGTTTCGCGGACGTACTTGTCCGGATCGCGCGTAAATTCCGTCAGCTCCGAGTCCATGTACCGGATCGGGTCCTTGTGAAGCGCCGCCAGCTTCTCGTCGTACTGGGAGCTGCCGAACAGGTTCATGTCTTGGGGCCCGAAGCTCGGGCCTGCGACCGGGACCGGCGGGGTTTTCGACGCAACCCACGCGGCGGCAGCCGAGGGGTCGGTATAATTGCTGGTCTCCTTCATCCGGGCGACCATCTTGTCGAAGCCTTCGTCGGTCAGATTGTACTCGTTGCGAGCGTGGGCGATCTGATCTTCGAAAGACTTCTTCTGCCTGTCGGCAGCGCGTTCCTCGCGGGCCTTGGTCTCGGCGGCGCGCTCTTCGCGCATCGTCTCGATCTGCTTTTCCTGCATGGCGAACTTGCGCTCGAACTCGGCTTCAAGCGGCGCGTAAGTGTCGCGCGTCGTCCGGATGTCACCGAACTTGGCCTTCGCTTTTTCCTGAAGCTTCATGCCGACATCGGCATCGTTCCAGAGATCGTTGACGAGGGCGAGAGCCCGTTCGTGTTCGGCTGTGACTTCGGCCATGGCGGATTATCTCCTGCCTTTGCCAGTAGTGTCACCGACGTGAACCAAAGAGCCCGGACCTTCAGACGCATACGTCGGAAGACCCGAGGTGCGAGCGCCGATGCCCATCTTTTTGAAGTCCACGTAGACGCACAAATTGTCGTCTTGCTTAACGTCGTTGACGTAGGGCTTGGGGAAGGTGCCTTCGCTCATGATTTCAATCCTTGTTAACCGCCCATCGGCGGCATCGCCGGGGGCTGTGGTTGAGGTGCGCCGCCGCCCGGTGCGCCACCCGGAGGTGCGCCACCCGGCATGGCCGCCTGTGCGTTCGGATTGGCCTTGGCGTTGCGGGCCAACTCCATAAGCTGCTGAATCATCGCGCTTGGATCGTTGCCCTTGCCACCGCCTTCTTCGTTCATGTGCTTGCTGATGTCCGAGACCGCTTTCATAACAGCCGCGTGCAACTTTGAGCCGAGAGGTATCTGCGGCAAAGCTTTCTGAAACGCTTCAAGCCCGAGTTTGACGGACGTCATCCCCTGCTGGGCATTGCCAGCCGGATGCCCCGGAGCCGCGACCGGACCCGTGCCACCGCCCGGCGGGGGCGGAGGTGGGGCGCCAGGCATACCGGGAGGCATCCCCGGAGGGGGAGCGCCGGGACCACCAGGAGGCGGGGGAGGCATGTCCACGTCAAAAACCCTCAAAATTCTGAAGACGGGCGCCTAAGCGCCCGCCCGGATGTCACTCAGATCACTTGCGATACCGGCGATTGTAATGGCGAGCCATGATGCGTCTCCCTAGTTTGAGGACGATGACGATGGCTAAGAATAGTGTAAAACCACCGCGCGGAAGAATACTCTGGTGCGGCACAAGCTGTCAATGTATCGTTGCATTTAAGTCGTAGGCATACGATAGTATGGGATAGCATGCTGTGAAAATACCGCTCCGGAATACCTCGCAGTTCGTGCGCAGCGTCGCAAATCAATGCATGTCCACGCGGCAGGATCGCGCAAATCGGGGGGCGTTCTTTGAGAGTTATGCCACGATCGGTTCATCCGATTCATCGAGCCCCGCCATCTATAATAAGACCGCCGCTGTACTGGACGACCTGGAGTCGTTGTTGTTTTCGCCCGTATCGCTGCGATTCCATATCGGCGACCCCGATATTCCGAACATTGTCAACGAAGCGAAGGGTCGAGCCGCAGCTGCGCGCTTAAGACAGAAGTGCCGACAAGCCGACGCCGACTCCTTGATCTCCCAAGCCGTCGGGTCGGGCCTCGTGAAGGGGCTTGGACTCACCAAGTCTTTGTATAAGGGGAAACTCAGCTCGCATTTCGTAAAACCGGAAGAATTTGGAGTATTCCGGGAAAATCATTGTGCTCTCGACCAGGACATGGAGGCCTTCTGCCACTCCATGCTGATTACCAAGTACCAAGCCGATCGTTTGATCGCCGGTCGACCCGACGAAGCCGAGCTTCGCACGAAGATATACCGGCATATGAAGCCGATGACCGGATCTTCGTCGGAGCAGAACGGTTCCGCCATGCAGATCGTCGTCGGCGGCATGCACCCGCTGCGCCCAGGCGGAGCCGAACCCAATGGCTTTCGCGGCGTCGTCGATTGGATGTCTCAGCCCAAGCCAAGCCTCGACCCCTCGGTTGCCGCTGACATGATCGAGATGACGGAAGTCTGGATCTGGAATGATAAAACAAGCGACTGGGCCACGTTCCAGCTTCTCGGTGACGACATCCTGATTCTCGGCCGGTACGCAATCGTCAATTCGTTGGCCTACGACCCGGCAACCGGCATTTCGTCGCCCGAGCTCCGAGGCGCGCACCCGTTCTCTCTTTTTTGCCCGAATCCCGTGCCTGGCTATTTCTGGGGAATGTCGGAAGTCGCCAAATTAATTCTGCTTCAGGAAAGCATTAACGCCCGACTGATTGGCGTCAACAAGATGCTTCGAAAACAGGAAGACCCGAGCACCAAGTTCATCGGATCGACCGGCGTCAACCAGATCGCGCTATCCCGATTCAACAAGCCGGGTGGTTACTATACGGATAGCAGCCCAAACGCCAAGATCGAACGCGATACGATGGCCATTCCTCCCGATATCTGGAGCGCATTAAGAGAATACGAGAGGATGTTCAACGACGTCATGGGCATGCCGCCTATTTCTAAAGGTGAGGGGGAGCAAGGCGTTAGATCGGGTTCACACGCCGAAACCCTAGTGCGAATGTTCTCACCTAGATTCAAAGATCGGGCGCTGTTGATCGAACGGAACATTGAGGCCATGGGCTCTCTGATTCTCGACCTGTGCCGCGCTCATGACGACAAACGCCTTTGGGCGTGGGTTCCGAAGGAAGCGGCCGGGGATGAATGCGGCGCAACAGACGATGAGCTGAAGTTCTTGAAGCCGCCTGCTCCGGGGTTCGTCCCGGTCCTTTTCACTTTTGCCAATCTTCCGGAGAACGTGAAACTGACAGTGGATTCACATTCGTCGTCACCCGCGTTTGGAGAAGACAGCAAAAAATTGGCGTTTGATCTGCTCAAAATCGGCGGACTCAGCACGAGCGATCTTATCGAGCGCGTTGACGTAACCGATCCCGATGAGCTGCTCGCCGGTATTGCCCGCCGCGAAGCGGCCAAGGCTGCTGCCGAGAAAGAAAAACTTAATATCCAGTTGCAGACTCACGCTAAAACGCCCGGCGGAAAGAAATGACGAGGGTGTGGATATTCCGTTCGACGCCCAACCCCCGTTCGCTTTAGGAGAAAAACTGTGAGAAAAATCCTCCTGATACTTTCGCTGCCTTTCTTCTCGCTTCCCGCCGATGCCCAAAATACGAGGCTCAACTTACGCACGTACAACAATTCTACCTTCACGACCAATGGCTTCGGCATCATCACAGGGAAAAACCTCAATGCCTGGAACAACGCTCTGCTGAGCTCGGTCGGCCTGCTGGGTGATTCGAACACCTGGGCCGGGATCAACACGTTCCTCAATCCTCCGACCATCCCGGGCTGCTCGGGCTTCCTCTATGGAAATGGCGCCTCCCCGATTACCTGCGTCGCCACCGGCGGCACGGACATCGATGCGCCGGCCGGCCCGAGCGGTTCCATCCAATTTAACAATGCGGGAACGCCCGGCGGCTTCACAGTCTCCGGCGATGGCGCTCTGGTCACGTCGACCGGCATTTTAACTGTGACAAAAACGAGCGGAGTCGCCTTCTCATCTCTCGCAACGACGGTTCCCGGAACCAATGTCGTGACGGCGCTCGGCAATACGGCAGGGTCCGCCGGCGGCTTCGCGCTCTTTTCGTCGCTGGGATCTCTAGCCTCGCTCTCGACGATCAACAATTCCAACTGGTCGGGTGCTGGGCTGACTCTGGCCAATCAGGCGACGTTGGGCGCCAATACCGTCGAAGGCAATGCGACCGCCAGCGCCGCCACGCCGACAGCCCTCACCATGCCGTCTTGCTCAAGCGCGACGAACGCTTTGCTGTGGACGACGAGCGGCGGCTTCAGCTGCAACTCCTCCATTACCGCGACCGCTCTCCCGGCATCCGCCCTGACCGGGACGACGATCGCGCCAGGCGTCACGGGATCTTCGCTGACCGGCGTCGGCACTCTCACGTCGGGCGCGTGGACCGCATCGGTTATCGGCATGGCCTACGGCGGAACGAACGCCGCGCTGACCGCGTCGAACGGCGGTATCGTCTATTCATCCGGCTCGGCCTTGGCCCTCCTGTCCGGAACGGGAACAGCGAGCCAATGCCTGCTGTCGGGATCGAACGCGGCTCCTGTGTGGGGCTCGTGCGCCGGCGGAGCCACGGTGTCATCCGTGTCGAACAGCGACGGGACCGTAACGATCTCTCCTACAACCGGAGCCGTCGTCGCCTCCCTGGCGCTGGGCCACGCGAACACCTGGACCGGAGCGCAGACATTCACCAACAGCGATATTATCCTGCTGGGGTCTTCGACCGGAGCGACGACATTCACCTCGGCCAACGCCAGCGCGACCGGTTACACGCTCACCTTCCCCGCGGCGAACGATACGGTCGCGCTGCTGGCAGTGGGTCAGGTCTTGACCAACAAGACGATCAGCGGCGCGTCGAATACCTTGAGCAATATAGCCCTGTCGTCAATGGCGACCGAGGCGGCGAACACCGTGATCGGCAACGGCACTGCGGGCGTCGCCACGCCAACTGCGTTGGCTGTTGGATCTTGCTCTACTACGGCAAGCGCGCTGATCTGGACGAGCGGAACCGGATTCGGCTGCAACACGTCGGTCACGGCGTCTTCCGTTGCCGTGTCCGGCGTCACGGGACTCGGGACGGGCGTGGGTACGGCCCTTGCGGTCGCCGTCGGCACGGCAGGGTCTCCCGTCTTGAATGGCGGCGCACTCGGAACACCGACCACGGGAACGCTGACCAACACGTCAGGCTATACGACGCCGAATCTGACAACCGTGGTGAGCGGCTCTGCTCCTGTCGCCGGTAAGCTCGGCGAAGTGATCCAGGCCACTGTCCTGTTAGGATCGGCGATTACGCCCGCCAACATCACGCCCGGGAATGTCGCGTCAGTCTCGTTGACCGCGGGACATTGGGCGTGCAGCGGCGCTATTTGGGAGACGGTCGGAACGGGTTCCGTGGGTACGGCGATTAGCGGCTGGGTCTCAACGTCGAGCGCAACCGCTCCGACAGTTCCGAATTCCGGCGAAATCTATTCCGTCCTGCCGTCAGTCGGCGCTGGGGGCTACGCAAGCACCGCGCTCGGAAACGTGTTCTTCGATTTCTCGGTCACGACAACCGTCTATCTTGAGGGTCAGTACACGAACAGCACGCAGTCGAGCCCGAACAATATGTTCGGCGCGATCCAGTGCGAGCGTCATGCGTGACCGAAAAGTACGGGAATGCCGAAAACTTCCCGTGCATACGCCGGTTCGACCGGCGCTCTTAGCTCCGTCGCATCTGGATTGACAGTCGGGAACTTCGTACTCTCCGCCGTGGGTAGACCGACGAAGCGGAAGGGAAGACCGCAATCGCTGCACATCACTTTGAGTTTGACGCGCAGCATCACGACCTCCTCGGTATCCGGGTCCACGAGCCGAGCCATTTCCGCTACGGTCGTGAACCGATCGTGGGTGCAGATGTTCATCAAGCCCTCCCGTATGCAATAGCCCGCTCAACCCTTAGGATTGCCCGCCCAATAGCCTCCGGAATCTGAGGCACTACCGAGTCCCCGAACGCTTCGACGATGAGACTTGCCGCAGACGCCCCTTTTCCAGAGCCGAGATCAACGCGGATGCCAGCCAATTCGGCGGGTAGCCCATCATGTAATTGTAAGTGACTGGCAAAGCCGCCGTTCCAGTTAGGCCATAGATCGTCAGCATTTCCGCCATCCATCGCGCCGCCGCCCATTTCTCCGTCTTCGGCAAAAGGCCCGGAGTCAACATCTGCCGCGCGCCCATGGCCAATGCCGTCACCAGCGAAACGCCCGTCGATTGATCCTTCCCCGCCTTCGAGATTTCCGGGCCGTGCGACGCATCCGATTTCCGCGGAGTTGGCATGTTGGCCGAAGCGGCGTTCAAGATATGCCGCACCGTCCCCATCCGGCCCATATCGCCATGGCCCCCAGCCGCCATGTCCGACTTGCGCGGGGTCGAAAGCAACGATCCACGCTCTTGCGCGTTCATGGTTGGCGCCGACGTTTGCAGCACTAACCACGAACGCCCAGACGGTGTAGCCGAGGTCTTCCAATGCGCCGATAACCCGGTCTGCGCCGCGAGTTCGGAGATTACTGCTATTTTCAAGAGCGACCCAGCAAGGGCGGCCCTCTCCGACAAGGCGCACGGCTTCGAAGAAGAGCTTCGACCTTTCGCCGTCGACGCCTTTGCCGGAGGTGTTAGCTGAGCTGATATCTTGGCAGGGCGGGGAGCCGACGAGGATGGGAGGGAAATATCCAAGATCGGAAATAATTCGGCTTGCAGTAAGGGTTTGCACATCGTCATAAATCAGAACTCCGGGATTATTCTCGGCGTAAAGCGCTCGGCGCCAGTCAACGAACTCGCAGGCGGCGACGGTTTGAAACCCGGCGCGGTGCATCCCAAGGGACCATCCGCCACATGCGGCGCTGAAGAGATCCAATACAGGAATCATCGTATTTTCTCGATACCGACACGGATCAGCGGCGATTCGCCCTGGCTGGCCTTCGGCCTGACGACCGTCGGCGGAACGGCCATGCCGCGAAAAGCGCCAGCCATGGCGCGCCGGCCGAGAAGCGCGGTTTGCTTGGCCGTCATACCGTGCGTCGCCGGCTGGCCCGTAACGCTGGCGATCTGCTTCGGGCTGAACCCGTTCCCCGAGAAATAATTGTCAGCCGCTGTTTGCTGGGCCACAGGAAGTTTGGGCGCCATTGACTCGCCAGGGGCGATACCGTCACGGAGATTGGTCATTCCGAAATCTTCCATGACGATGGAAGCGGTTTGATCAATCGCCTTGACGCTGACCTTATGGCCGATCTGCGCGGGTGCGACGCCCGACTCCAACATTCTCTGCAAGTTGGCCATCTGCGCTTTGAGTTCGGCAATCTCGGCCTTGTCGACACAGCCGGTATCCGGACACTTCGGGTCGTGTTTCGGCTGCGCCTTGGCAATCTTGGAATACTCATGACCACAAACCTCACAACGATAGTGAAATTTGTACCTCTTAGGCTGCAAGTATCCTTCAGGTTCCATGATCTCGAACCCCGTCGATCCAACACTCATCGTTTTAGCTCACGATAGCCCCGGGGTTCAAACCCAAG